GGGGGTGTAGAGAGGCAGGGGCAGCAAGCCGCCCCCGCCGGGTTAGTTAGTCAACAACGTATTTGATGGTGACCTCAATGGTGCCAGTGCCAGCGGCACCACCCATTGTTATCGTGACAATCACGCCATCTTCGTTGGTGTCGGTGACGGTGCCAGACCCCAGCGCCAGTGTGGCAAGGATGTCCACCTTTTGCGCCGCAGTTGATGCAGCCGCTGCTTTGTAAGCCGCAGGGGCCGCTGACACAGCAGTACCCGCCGCATTGGTGTGGGCTGCATAGCCGACAGACAATGTGGTGGAACTTGCCAGCGCGTCATGCGCAAGCGATCCTTCGATCAGGCGCGCGCCGTCAGGCAAGGTGAACATCTCAACAACATCGCCTGATGCGAGAGATGACGCCTCATAAACGCCATGTGCAATCCGCACACGTCCACCCATGACATTCGCCGGGTTTTTCGTGATTGGGGTTGCCCGTGTATTGGTCCGTTGGACCGAATATCTAGTAGCCATTTTTCAGTCCTCCTTATTCAGAACACGCGATTTCGACGACCTTGGACTCTTCCATCCGGCTGGCCCCCAGCGTCATGCAGTAGTACACCTGCGTGGCATACGATTTGTCGGAACGCTCATCGATCCGGGCGCTGGGTTCCTTGCCCATCGCCAGCTTGATGCCGTCACCAGCAAAGGCGAACACCTGCCTGTGGCTGTTGCTGTCTAAGCCAAGTCGGTTAGACACGATAAAGTTGAATCCGAGATATGAATTAACCTCACCAGTTGCCAAAGCGCGCACAGTGTTGAAATCACTCGACGTGACCTGTGTTGTGCCAAGCAGAGCGCTGATCTGATCAGGCGCGCAAACTAAGTAACGCGGGATGCTGGGATCAACATTGCCCTCGTCCAAGATTTGCTTGGCCGACAGCAGTTTAGCGATGGTCAAATTAGCCGAACCATGCGCAACTTTTTGGGTGCTTGGCAGGGCAGTAGATGTTGAGCCATCCTTGCCTGTCTTAGCAGTCCCGACAGACGCCGCGATGATCACGTCATCGATAGCCCGGCCCATAGCGCTGGCAGCGGCACGCGCATAGGTTGATGTAGGGTCAACCAAAAGGCGAATTTTATCTTGATCATCAATTAAATCGGCATACTCATAGTCAGCCATTGTGACCATGCGTCTGCTGTGCGGTGTATCGATCAGCGGGGTATCCGCATGACGGGTTGTTCTAAGAACAGCAGCGGCAGAGCCGACCTGATCAAAGAAACTTTTTTCCCCGGTAACGCTTTCGACATCCACTGCATTACGCAATAGCGATCCCATCTGCTGGGAAAGCATAGTAACGTTAGCAGAATATTGGTTAACGAAAGCTGTGGATATTTGTGAGGACATTTGTCTCACTCCTATTTTAAGCTATTGAAATTAAAGGGTTTATCGCTCGGTTGTCCCAGCCGGGGCCGTGCTTGACGCCGCCAACATACAAGTCAGGTAAGTTTAGATTTGTATGATGGCAGTAAAGGTTGTCAGCCTGCTGGACACACCAGCATGATGCGCGGGGCCGGGGCTTATCCGCTAAACTCTAAAGGTATTCGCGCAGGCGTAACGCCTCATCGACGTATGCCTGCCTCTCAGGGTGGTTGCGATCCCAGTACGGGCCGTCCTGCCTTGTTACCTCACTTAGCTGGCGCTGCGCTTCATCAGGCGTCATCACCATCTCAGTTGTTTCTCCGACAAGGTTATCCTCGCCGATCTGTTCAGCAAATGCGCTAAACATCCTGATGATCTCAGGGTGATCGCCAAGCAGTCTGCCGTCAGACAGTTCAACCTCTTCAAGGATGTTGACCTTATCGCCAAGCATTTGCCTTGCAGCGCCCATCGCCATGTCCATGCGCTGATCAAAAGCCTTCCCAAATTGCTGTCTAAGTTCCTGCTCACCTTCGTGCCGCAGTGTCTCAGCCTGATCAGCCCGGTCAGTTTGCATCTGGCCTAAACTCATATCCATGAACTCAGCCACGCTTTGCGCTTGCTTGCCTGACAAGCCGGCCTTGTGGGCGCTTTCTCGGAAGCCTTCCAACGTGCTGTCAGCCAGTTGGCCGTCCAGCTTAAACTCATAGCCGTCAGACGTGTCGGGTCTGCCGCTGTGGATGTGATGCTCAGTCCACTGATCGTCTGTCCAGCTTTGACTTGGCTTGCCAATCTTATCGCCGCCAATCATGCGCTGGGCATGTGTGTAACTTTTAGCCAGCGCGCCAACATCGTTGAAATTGCGTAAGCTGGGTTCGCCGCGCAGATCCTCTGGCAGGCTGTCAAGAAAGCTAACTGCCGGGGCTGCATCAGCCACGTCTGGAGATCCCGCTGACGGGGTTGCCTCTTCGCTCATGTGGGGTATTTACCTCTTGGGTTTGGCGTCCTCAGACAGCATTCTGACGATCAGCAGCACAGCGCTGCGCTGTCCCTCAGAAAACGCCGATTGATGTGGGTCGCCAGAAACGAATGTGGTCTGCTCAAAGGCAAACCTTGTTTTTAAATCAGCCAGCACTGTCTCGCCATCTTCGTTATTAAACGTGCGACGATAGGCTAGCTTCAGATCTTCGATTTTCTTCATTGTTGCAGCATGTCCAGACCGCCAACAGCTTTCACCATTGGTGCCGCTGCGCCCATCGCTTCAGCGGTTTGCGTCTGTTGCTGCATTTGCATTTGCTGGGCTTGCTGCGCCTGCTGTTGTTCGCGCATCTCTTCAACTTCCTGATCACTGCGTACAACCCTAGCGGGTATGCCTGTGACTTCGACCAAATATTTAACTAATTTATCTGTGTCCAAATAGTCCATTACGGGTGCAATCTCAGCAACCTGCATCATCACCTCAAAGCCGCGCAGCATTGATTGCAGATCTGTCAGCTTCTGCGCTTTAGCAAGTGGGCTGACATACTCAATGTCGATGTCTTGACCTTGTAAACTCTCAGGCGCTGGTGGGAGAACGCCAGCCCTGAGAAGCAGCCCAAACGATCTGCTGATCAAGGGCTGTAGCAGTTCAGATTGCAGCCTGCCTAGCACTGGGCCAAGCAATCGCATCTTTTCCTCATTACGCTGCAGCACCTCGGTAGCCGTCATCTGCGGCCCGTTCTGCATCAACAGCTGATCAACAAAGAACGCTTGCCTGATAGCATTGCGGCGCTGTTCCTCCATGTTCAAACCCAGCGGATTATTTGCGCCGATCTGTAGCGGCTCCAGCCGATCACGGGTGCCAGCACGGTAGAAATTCAAGCTGCCGGGTGTTGTTCTCACGGGCAACATAAAGCCATCGTCAGGCACCATGAGCGGTGGATCGATCTGCTTTTGTGCGGCCCTGATGGTGACCTCAGACATCTTGTTCAACATCTTGGTATCTGGCAAAGCGTTCATCGATACGGATCTGCCGTAGCTGCTACTGCTGTCTTTATTGAAGCGCGGCACCATAAATGGGAAATCGTCAAAGCCGCCTTCAGACAACAGCTTGCGGCTGTCAGCGTGATAGTAAATGCTGGCAAACGGTTTGGCTTTGGCCAGCTTGCCCTTGGCATCAGCGCGCGGAAACACAACGTGGATGATCTCATGCTCTTTGTAAGGCTCTTCTTTGAGATCCTTAATGCACTGAGCAGGTAAAGCGTCAGCGCCGAATTGCTGCTCCATTGCGCGAGCCGTCAGCTTGAACTTGCGGTAAACCGTATCGACTTGATCTTTGGCGTTTTGGCTGATGTAGATCTCGGCAATGTGGCGGCTGCTGAACTGCAAGCCTTCCTTATCGCCAGTGACGTATATGGCAGCAGTGCCAAAGGTCACCAGATCGTAATACAACTCATGGATCTCTTGCTGAAAGTTGCTGCGGTTAAACGCCTGATACATCTGATCGATGGCCAGTTCCAACCATTCGTTGGCCTCGTCATCACCTTGCAGCGCCGGGTTGCGGTAACGCATGCTAAACCACGGGGTGGATGGTGACGTAAGCATACCATGCAAGCTAGACGCCAACAGTTCGACAGCGTGGATTGCCGTGCCGTCAAAGATACGCTCGGTGCGCTTATCGCCTTGAGTGCGCTTCCGGGTTATCTCAGCTTTGCGTGGCAGCATATAATCTGCCAACTCTTGCCAGTGGCTTTCCCAATTGCTGCGCTGGCTTTGGAGTTGCTTAAAGCGCCGATCAAGCTGCGAAATCATGGGAGAAATCTGCATCAGGACAGCCCGTAGCTATTCATCATTGACTTGCGCTTGGCTTTCTTGGGATCACCGCCCTTCATGCGGCCTTCCATCTTCTGGCTTGCGCGCTCCAATGGATCAACAGTCTGACGGCGCTTGGCAGGCTGGGATGCCTTGGCACCCATTTCGCCAGCAATGTTTTTCTTGTTCATCATCATCATGATATTAATCCACCCATGAGGCTGCGGCGTTTGCGGGTGTCATCCTCGCCAGACAGCAAACCCTTGGCGCTGGTCTGTATTGTGGATGAGCGGCCTTTTTTCTGCGCGTCAAGCAGCGCTTGCTCGGTCTCGCCTATCGCGTCAGGGTCAGGAATTGTTGGGGCAGCGGCTACCGGGGCTATGCCGTAGTTGACGGCAGGGGCTACACGGGGTGGTGCGGCTTGGCGGGGGCGGTCATCTTCTTTATCGGCGGCAGATGGTGCCCTCATACGGTCAACAGACTCGCGGGTGCGGCGCTGGTAATCAGTTTCCTGCTGTGGCCCGATATAGTCATCAGGTTGCAAACCGGGATCTCGCTTCCTGCCAAGCCCAATTGAAATATCGTCAGCCGCTGCTGATGCCATGCTGCCCATATCTTATCTCCTTATGCCGCGAACGGGTTGTATTCCATGACAGCCATTTGCTGCGGTACTCTCTGGTGATCGCGGGGTTGCCGCATTCCTACGGCAAGGTATCTAAAACTATCGCTGGCATGAGATGACCAGTCGTGAACTGGGGATGCGCGGAAAGATCTGGTGCGCTCATTGTAAGCCCGGTGGTATTGTCTCAACGCCTCTAAACCGTCTTTGGTGCGCTCACGATCAAAGTAGCACCGGGGTATCAGCATCTGTGCGGCGT